GTGCCTGGAACGCATCACCAATCGGCAGAAGGGCCAGAAGTACCGTGGGCAACCAACGCGGATCGAATGGTCGGCCGACAAGATCGTGCTGCCGACGATCGCCGGCTCGAAGGCGTCCGGTGTGGTCATAACGTGCAGCGGCATGAAAGGCTCCGACATCCGCGGCCAGAACCACGCCCGCGCCGACGGCCAGGTGGTGCGTCCGCAGTTGGTGATGGTCGATGACCCACAGACGACCGAATCCGCCTGGTCGCCGTCGCAGAGCCAGCGCCGCGAGGCGATCCTTGCCGGCGACGTGCTGGGCATGGCCGGTCCGGGCAAGAAGATCGCCGGCCTGATGGCCTGTACGGTGATTCGCCCGGGCGACATGGCTGACAACATCCTGGATCGCGAGAAGCACCCGGAGTGGCAGGGGGAGCGAACCAAGATGGTCTATGCGTTCCCCTCCAACGAAAAACTCTGGGCCAAGTACGCCGAGATCCGTGCCGACAGTCTGCGCAACGACGGTGACGGTTCCGAGGCGACCGAGTTCTACCGAGAACTGGCCCCAGCGGCACAACGAGGACGAACTCTCGGCACTGCAACACGCGATGAACCTCAAGTTCCGCGACGAAGCGGCCTTCTTCGCGGAATACCAAAACGAGCCGATCGTGGAGACCGAGGGCGAGGAAATGCTCACGGCCGAGGAGATCGCCAAGAAGACCAACGGGTACCAGCGCGCCGAGATCCCCCTCGGCGGCAATCACCTCACAATGTTCATCGACGTGCAGGCCAAGGCGCTCTACTGGACGCTTGCAGCCTGGGAAGACGACTTCACCGGCCACATTGTGGACTACGGCACTTGGCCCAGCCAGAAACGCTCCTATTTCACGCTCCGTGAGATCCGACGCACCCTGGCCTGGGCCACGCCGGGCGCCGGATTGGAGGGCGCTATTTATGCGGGGCTGGAGAAGCTGGCCGACGAGCGATTGGCTCGCGTCTACCGACGCGAGGACGGCACCCAGATGAAGGTGGATCGCTGCCTGATCGACGCCAACTGGGGCCAGTCGACCGACGTGGTCTACCAGTTCTGCCGCCAGAGCCGGTTCTCCGGCATCCTGCTGCCCAGCCACGGTAAATACGTCGGCGCCTCGTCGATTCCCTTCAGCGAATACAAGCGCCGCCGCGGGGATCGGATCGGGCACCACTGGCGAATCCCGTCCACCACCGGAAAACGTCAGGTCCGTTACGTGCTGGTGGACACCAACTACTGGAAGACGTTCGTGCACGCCCGACTGGCCGTGGCCATGGGCGATCCGGGCTGTCTGTCGCTGTTCGGCCGGGACGAGAAGGCCCACCGCCTGCTCTCGGATCACCTGACGGCCGAGTACCGCATCAAGACGATGGCGCGGGACCGGATCGTGGACGAGTGGAAGCTTCGGGCCGCTCGCCCCGACAACCACTGGCTGGACTGCCTGGTTGGCTGCGCCGTAGGGGCATCGATTCAGGGCGCCGTCCTCTTCGGCACGGAGACGAAATCGGGAGGAAGACGCCCGCGGGTAAGACTCTCGGAACTGCAGCAGAGGAAGCGCTAGATGACCGCCAGCGGTGAGAAACAGAACTCCGCACGACCCTACGGCGTGGTCTGCCCGCGATGCGCTTGCCGGCACTGTCGGGTGATCTACACGCGGCGGGCCTACGGCGGCCGGCTGTCGCGGCGCCGCGAGTGCCGTCATTGTGGGCATCGATTCAGCACGACGGAACGGGTCAGCGGATAGTCCTTTCGGGCCGTGGTCGATATCTAGACACGATTTCGACAATTCTCTCCAGATTCGCGGCCATTTGGCTTCCGTTTCGCGTAGTTCTAATAATAGACAGACGTTCACGTTCCCCGTCTGCGAAGGAAGACCGATGGCCGACGACCTGGACGACACGATTCGCGAGAACGCCCAGGGGCCGGCCGAGGCCCGCGGGGACGCCGGCTCGGTCAAGCAGCACCCGATACGCGACCAGATCGCGGCCGACCGGTACCTCAATGCCAAGCAGGCGGCCCGATCGAAGGCCAGCGGCCTGAAGCTGACGAAACTTGTCCCGCCGGGAAGTGCATGAGCATGTTGACGTGGCTCAAGAACATCTTCCGAAGTACGCAGCCGAAACGGGCAAGCGCGTGCTTCCCGGCGGGGCGCCTGATTCGTGCGCGGTTCGATGCGGCCGTGACCAATGACGCCAACTACCGCCACTGGGCCAACGCCGATGGGCTCAGCGCCGACGCGGCCAGCAGTCCCCATGTCCGGCGGATTCTGCGGAACCGGTCCCGTTACGAGGTGGCCAACAACAGTTACGCCCGGGGGATTGTCTCCACGTTGGCCAACGACGTCGTGGGAACCGGGCCACGGCTGCAGATGCTCACCCACGAAGCGGAAACCAACCGCCGGATCGAACGGGAGTTTGCCAACTGGTCGGCCGCCGTGCGGTTGCCCGAGAAGCTCCGCACCATGCGCATGGCACAGGCGCAGGATGGCGAGGCATTTGCCGTGTTGATCGACAACCCGGCGCTGGACTCGTCCGTCCAACTGGACATTCGCCTGGTGGAAGCCGAGCAGGTGACCACGCCGGATGTTCTGTCGCTTAAGGACAACCAGGTTGACGGCATCGTCTTCGATGATTTCGGTAACCCGGTCGAATACCACGTGCTCAAAGAGCATCCCGGTGAGATCAGCCTCTCCTCGGGCGATCGATACAACCGGATTCCGGCCGAAGCGATCATCCATCTGTTCCGCGCCGATCGGCCCGGTCAGAGCCGGGGCATCCCCGAGATCACCCCCGCCCTGCCGCTATTCGCCCAGCTTCGTCGTTTCACGCTGGCCGTGCTGGGTGCGGCCGAGACGGCGGCCGATTTCGCCGGCGTGTTGTACACCGATGCCCCGCCCAACGGCGAGGCCGACTCGATCGAGCCGATGGACACGATCGAACTGGAGGCCCGGGCCCTGTTGACCATGCCCGGCGGCTGGAAGATGGGCCAGGTCAAGGCCGAGCAGCCGTCGACAACCTACGGGGAGTTCAAGCGAGAGATTCTCAACGAAATCGCCCGGTGCCTGAACATGCCGTACAACGTGGCCGCCGGCAATTCATCGGGCTACAACTACGCCTCGGGCCGCTTGGACCACCAGACCTACTTCAAATCGACCCGGGTGGACCAATCCCACATCGATACGGTTGTGCTGGATCACATCCTGGCGGCCTGGCTCCACGAGGCCGTTCTGGTCTCCGACCTGCTGCCGCTGTGGATGCGCACGGCGCCGGTGCCCGATCACCAGTGGTTCTGGAACGGCCAAGAGCACGTCGACCCGGCCAAAGAGGCCAACGCCCAGGCCACGCGGCTGAAGAGCCACACCACCACACTGGCCCACGAATACGCCCGACAAGGTCGCGATTGGGAGACCGAACTGAGGCAGCGGGGCAAAGAAGTCCGTTTGATGCGATCGCTGGGGCTTTCGGTGGAGGAGTCGTTGCCGGAACCCGTCCACGAAGATCGCGAAGATCCCGAAGAAGAAGAGGATTCTGATGATGAAGACGTCCGAGAAGCCGCTTGATTTGCTTGCGGCCGTGATTGACTGGCACGACGTGCAGGCGGAGGCCAAGGAAGGTGAGGGTGATGCCGCGCCGAAGAAGCTGCGGCGATTCTCCATGACGGCCTACAGCGGCGGCGTAATGAACCTACCCGGCTGGAAATACCCGGTGGTGGTCGATCTGGAGGGACTGGCGATCGCCAGCCAATCGCGACCGATCCTCAGGGACCACAATCGCGGGCAGATCGTCGGCCACACCGACAGCATCACCATCGAAGACTACCAGCTGAAGGTGACCGGGGTGATCTCCGGCGTCGGCGAAGCTGCCCAGGAGGTGATCGCCTCCAGCGAGAACGGCTTCCCCTGGCAGGCGTCGATCGGGGCCCGGGGCGACAAGATGGTGCTGATCCCGGCCGGCCGACAAGTCATGGTCAACGGCCAGACGTTTTCCGGCCCGCTGTATGTGGCTCGCCAGGCCACGTTGGGCGAGATCAGCTTCGTGGCCATTGCGGCTGACCAGAACACCACGGTCCGGGTCGCCGCCGGCGCCCGGGCAGACAACCATTCCCACGATACGGAGACTTCTGCGATGGATTTTGAGAAATGGCTTCAGGCCCAAGGGTTTGAGCCGGATCAGCTCAACGATGCCCAGACGGCCAACCTGAAGAATATCTTCGGCGCTTCCCAGAAGCCGCCGGAGAAGACGGACGGTAACCAAGAGGAGCCCGGAGAGATCACCGCGGGCGACCTTGGCGCCGATGACGACCAGCCCGATCCGGTCGCCCGGCGGCGGGCGGAGTACGCCGAGGATCTCAAGCGGATCGACGCCATCGAAGAGATCTGCGGCACCGAGCACCGTAAGATCGCCATCCAGGCGATCGCCGAGGGCTGGGATCTGACCAAGACGGAACTGGCCGTGGTGCGGGCCGATCGGCCCAAGGCGCCGGCCGTCGGTTCATCCACCCCGCCGTGCAGCGCCCAGATCCTCGAGGCGGCCGCCTGCATGTCGGTGGGCATCAACGGCAACGACCTGGTGGCCGACTACGGCGAGCAGACCGTCGAGGCGGCCCACCCGATGCGGAGCATTGGGCTGCGGGAACTGGTGGCCGAGTGCGCCCGGCTGGAGGGTCACGATGTGCCGCGGGTCTTTGGCGATGGCACGGTCACCATCCGGGCCGGATTCTCCACGCTGAGTCTGCCGGGCATCATGGAAAACGTGATGAACAAGACCCTGCTGGCCGCCTATCAGGCCTCGCCGATCGCGGCCTTCGACCTCTGCGCGGTCAGTTCCGTCAGCGACTTCAAGGAGGTCTCCCGCTACCGGCTGCTGGGAACCGGTGGATTCGAGCAGGTCGCCCCCGACGGGGAACTGAAGCACGGAAAACTCTCCGAGCAGAAGTACACCAACAAGGCCGACACCTACGGCCAGATCCTGATGCTCACCCGACGGGACATCATCAACGATGACCTGAATGCCTTCATGGACATCCCCCGCCAGATGGGCCGCAGTGGCGCCGAGGTGATCGACGAGCTGTTCTTCACGCTACTGCTGTCCAACCCGGGCAGCTTCTTCAGCGCCGGAAACGGCAACTACCTCTCCGGCGCCGAGACGGCCTTCGGTTCCGACAGCCTCTCGGAGGCCAAGACGCTCTTCCGCAAGCAGAAGGCCGGCCCGGGCACCAAGGCCAAGGACCAGAAGCCGATCAACATCCGACCGAAGTTCCTGGTCGTGCCCGTGGAGATCGAGACGGACGCGGAACTGTTGATGGGCTCGGCCCAGTTGATGCTCGACGGGGCGACGGGGCCACGGCCAAGACGAAGATCCCGGTCGACAACCCGCACCGCAACAAGTACCAGGTCATCTCGGTGCCGCATCTCTCGGACAGCTACTACACGGGCTACAGCACGAAGGCCTGGTACCTGTTCGCCGATCCCAGCGTGCTGCCGGCCTTCGAACTGGTCTTCCTCAACGGCCGACGCACCCCGGTGATCGAGCGGGTCGAAGCGCCGCCCAACATGCTGGGGATGGGATTTCGGAGTTTTATTGATGTCGGGTGCCGCGAACAGGACTACCGGGCCGCAGTGAAGGTCAAAGGCGAGGTGTGAGCCAGGGGCGTTGAGGATTCGGGCCAGAGGCACGGCGCCTTGGCCCATCGCGTTTCCAGTCACCATGAGAGGAACCCATCATGACGGTTCAGTTCATTCAAGAGGGCAGTTCGGTCGACTATACGCCCGGCGCGATTGTCACGGCCGGCTCCGTAGTCGTCCAAGTTTTCCCAAGGCCACTGGTGGGGGCACGGCGATTGCCGCCGGGGTCAACGTCTATTGGGACGTGGCCGATGGCCAGGCCAAAGAGGACTCTGAGGCCGGAGCGAACAAGCTCATCGGCAAGACCATTTTGGCAGCGGCCGATGACGACGAGACGGTCCGCGTTCGCATGAGCCAGTAACGCACGTCAGGAGCCCCACCTATGAACATGCTGGCCGACGCCAATGACTGGCTCACCGCCCAGCGCCACAAGCACCTGACCGACGCGGTCACCTACCAACGGGGTGGCGCGTCGGTCCAGGTGCAGGCGACGGTGGGTCGCAGCCAATTCGACGTGCATGACGGATACGGTGGGACCCTACGTGTCGAGTCGCGTGATTACCTGATCCGCAGCGAGGATCTGGTTCTGGGAGGCGAACTCATACTGCCGATCTCCGGGGACCGGATCATCGAAACGATCGGCACCACCGAGGTCACCTACGAGGTGACGGCCATCGGTGGCGAGCCCTGTTTCCGTTACAGCGATCCGCAGCGCAAAACGTTGCGGATCCACACCAAGAACATTGGGGAGGACCTGCCGTGAGCGCGGTGGTAATCCAAGTGGCCGACGCGGTGGTCCGCACACTGAACGAGGGTACCTTCAGCCAGTCGTTCACCGCCGAGCGGACCTATAACCCGGAGCGGCCGCTGGCAGAGTACAAGTCGCTGCGGGTGACCGTGGTGCCCAAGAGCCGCGACATGCACTTCGCCGATCGTTCGCGCACCCAGCAGGACGTGGCCATCGACGTGGCCATCCAGCGCCGTGTGGCTTCCGACTCGGAAACCGACGAGATGATGGCGCTGGTCGACGAGGTTCTGGACTACTGGAAAGACCATCGGGTCTTGAAGGACTCCCAACAGAACCCCCTCGCGTCGTGGCTGAAGGCCGGCAATGAGCCGATCTTCGTGCCCAAACACCTCCGCGAAGACCACGTATTGACCAGCGTTCTGACGCTGACGTTTCGAGTGATTCGGTGAGGGCAATGGACCGTACCGGCTACCACGAAATCCGCCACCTGATCCCTCACGGCGCGACGCTGCTGTGGCGGCCACGGCCGTGGCGCCTGATCGGTCGTCTGATCGCCCATTGCGGCCGGGGACCGTACAGCCACGCATCGATGGCCGCCTGGAACGGCGATCGCCTGGAGTGCCTGGAGGTCCTGCAGTTCCAGGGCGGCAACACGGGCTACTTGTCCGACTGCGTGAGGCGCTTTCCCGGCTGTATCGACGTCTATGTGCCCAACGCCGGCAATCTCTGGCCGCATTACGACGCCCAGCGCGCCGTGGCCAAGATGCGCGAGATCGTCGGGCACGACAAGTATGGCTACTGGAATCTACTTCGGGTAGCCGCATTTCACACGCCCATCGTGCGAATGATCGTACCGCCGGTGACCGACGACCGGGCCATCGGCAAGTTCCCGCCGTTCTGTTCCCAGGCCGTTGCCCTGGCCGACCAGCACGGCGTTGTGGATGTGGTTCCCAACCTGGCACCTCGCCTGGTGGAACCGAATGACCTGGCCAGGTCTCTGTTCTATCGATTGCTTTTCCCCCGTTTGGTTTGAAGGAGATCCGACTTATGAAACGTTCTCTGTGTGGACTTCTCGTGTATTGGCTCGTCGCCGTGACGGCGATCGTGCTGTTGACGCTCTGGGCGGCCGGGCTGGCCCAGGCGTCGATCACCGACTGTATTGACGCCACTTGCCGAATCACGGCGGCCGACGGCAGCCGTGGGACCGGCTGCTGCTTCGAGCGGTCCGACGGCCATGTGTTCGTATTGACCTGCGCCCACGTGGTGGGCGATTCGCCTACCGTGAAATGCGAGTTCTGGCGGGACGGCCACCTGTCCCGGCCGCTAACCGGCAAGGTTGTCAGGCAATCTAAATCGGCCGATGGGGCCATGGTCGTTGTGCCCGAGTCGGCGTTCGACGGTGTGTTGCCGAAGATCATCCCGGTTGCCCCGCGTGATTATGTGGTCCGAGCGGGCGAGACGCTCGCGTCGGTCGGTTGCGCCAACGGCACCTGGTCGACCGGCTGGAAGGGCCATGCCCTGGGCTACAACGGCAACGATCTGTACTTCACGCCCACGCCGGCCAACGGACGCAGCGGCTCGGCTATCTTCGACGCCGAAGGCCGCATGATCGTGGGCCTGTTGCGGGCGCGGACCGGCGACAACTCCAACGGGATCGCCACGTCAGTGCAAGCATTGTATCGGGCGTTTGGAAGCAAACAAGCCTCTAAGCCCCGCACTTCCGCTGGAGACGATTCGTCGCCCACTCAGTGTCCCGGCGGCACGTGCCCCTCCGGCGGTTGGCGATACCAACTGCTGCCCACGCCGCAGTACCGGCAATACGAAGAGGGGCGTGGTGAGGCCTACAACCAGGGCCGTCGTGACGCCTGGCCAACGCTTCCCGGCTCTGCGCCGTCGATTGACCTGGCGCCGATCGGGCACAAGCTCGATCGGATCGGCGACGGCCAGGAGAAAATCACCGAGTTGTTGATCGAGATTCGTCGGGAGAAGACCGAAAACCTGCCGGCAACTCCCGCCGACGATCCGGCCGTCAAAGCGGTGGCTGAAGTCAAGTCCGAG